AAAGCACCAGCAGTGATCGAGTCCGTGCTGCCGGCGCCCCCTGTGTTGTTGGCGACTCCGCCCGAAGAAGCGCCGCCCGCCTGCCCCGAGAGCGTGATGGCCGGGGAGGCCGCGGTGCCGGTGGTGGCCACGGTTGCGGGCGCCACGATCGAGCTGATGAGGGGTGCCGGGCTGTAGCCGTTGTAATCGATCGCGAACTTGCTGACCCCGTTGTTGCGGATGTCGAGCAGGTATCCGCTCGTGATGGTCGCCACGGTGTCGACGATGACGCCGGCGCCAGCCGTGGCGGCGATCGACGCGGGCGTGGCGCCGGTGAGCGTCACCGGATTGCCTGGGCCGTAGACCACCTGGCCCTGCGGGGTCGAGGCGATGACCGGACCGGCGCACAGCGCGACGGCGAGCACGACGAAACCAGCGAATGCGTAGCGCATGGGCGAGACTCCTTGAAGGGCGTTTGGGGTTACGGCTGACCGGCGCCCTGAACTTGAGCGTTCGGGCCGAATTGCGAGAGCAGGGCTTGCAGCTTCTGCGGGTCGCTGTTGCTGAGGTCGTTGATTGCGCCAGCGGCCTGCGGGAGCGACTGCGCCTGCTGCTGCTGTTGCTGCTGGGCCGCTGCTGCCGCACGCTGCTTGGCGAGTTGATCATCCGAGAGCAGCACGTTCGGCTTGACCCCGAGCATGTCGGCCGCCGTGTCGATCAGCTCGTCGAAGTCGATCTTGTCGACGCCGGCCGCCTTCGCCTGGCTGGCCGCGAGCGCGAACGAAACGAGCTGCGACATTCCGGTGAAGGTGATCGCCTTCTGGGCGGTGACGAGCGGGTTGTTGAAGTCGATCTTCAGCTTGCCGCTCTTGAGCAGCGCGGGCGGCGGCTTGGGCATCAGCCCGGCGCGCTGGGCCATGGCGAAGAACCGAGACACCATGTCGTGCAGCGCCACCGAGTAGCGCGAGAAGGCGCCGCCGAGTTGAAGCAGCCGCTCTTCCTTCTTGGCGCGAACGGCCTCCGCCGTGTCTTTCTCGGCGCTCTGGTCATGCGAAAACATGAAGAGCAGGTCGCCGAAAAACGCGCGCGAGATCCGCGCCTCGTGCTCGCGCTTGAGATTCTGGAGCACGGTGATCGACTCAGGCGGCACCACCATGCTCGGCTCGAACTTCGACCGCGCGTCGCTGGCGATTGCGTTGATCGCGCCCGGCAGCAGGCTCGCGTTCTTGAGCGAGTCCGGCCTGTTCATCGGCGGCCGGATGATCAGCGCCATCGCGGTCGCGCCGCCGACCTCGAGATCCTGCAACGCCTTCGCGTCGCCCAGCGCGTTCCAGCCCGGCGAGTCGTTCCCGTAGGAGTTGCGCCCGATCGTGTTCCAGTGCGAGCACGCAAACGGCTTCTCGTCGTAGCCGCTCTCGCGCAGCAGCCCGGCAGGACCGAGCGGGTCCGAAATCTCGCCGGTGCCGAGGATGTTCGCGCCCCAGAATCCGGTTCCGATCTCCAGCCAGATCGAGGACCAGGGCTTGTTCTTCGCGTCGATCTTTCCGTGCTGGCGCTGCTGCCTGCGCTCGACGCAGTGAAGGATCTGAACCTTGGTGATCTGCGTGGTCTCGGTCTTCAGTGCGATCTGGACGGCCGGCGAGCAATTCTCGACGCCGAACTCCTCCGCGCACTGCGCGGCCGTGACGATGAAGCGCTCGATGACGATGTTCGTTTCGCCGCGGTAGTCGGGCGCCACGCGGTAGGAGCCGATCGGCGAGTGCTGGCAGTAGGCGCCGCCGTGGCCGTCGTCTTGCGCCCACATCAGCGCCGTTCCGGGACCGATCTTGTCGTCGATGTAGTTGCGATTGACCGGATAGAATCCGCTGCGCGCGATATAGGCGAACAAGATCGCCTGCACCTCGTGGCAATACTCGCGGTGGCCGGCCACCTCGGCGTCGAGCGGGTTCTCGGGCGAGATCGTGATCCACTCCCGCGCCTCGCTGGTCGCCGCCGTGTCGATGACCGCACTGAGCTTCCGGCTGGCGTCCGCGCCGACGTTGTTGACCACCTTGCCGTCGCGCCGATACCCCTTGTTCGAGTCCATGAACTGGTCGAAATGGCCATGGTTCGGCTGGAGAAAATCCACGATATCGCGGTGGGTCGGCTCCCAAGTCCGGTACTCGGAGTCCATCTCGTACCAGAGCTTCAGCACGCGGCGGCGCTTGGCCTCGTCCTCGGGCGACGCGAACGGGCGTGACAGCGGGGCGTCGATCGGCTCCGCGCTGTAGCCGTCGCTGCCGCTCTTCGCCATCCTATGCCCCCGCGGTCGGCGCCTTGGCGCCCGTCGGTGCTGCGCTGCCGAGAGGGCCAGTCAGGAAGGTTCCGACGCCGCCAGCCATCAGCCGTTGACGCTGGGCGACCTGCGCGCGGGCCACTACCTCGTCGGTGATGTCTGGCGTCGCAGGCGCAGTCGGCGGAGGCGCGAGCGGGTCCGGAGAGTTGCCGGTCAGCAGGCCGGTGGCGAATCCGCCAACCGCGCCAACCGCGCCGCCGATCAGTGCGCCATAGGGACCAGCATTCGCCCCGAGCAGCGCGCCCGATCCAGCGCCTGACACCGTGTCTCCGGCGACGGTGCCCCAGTTCGTGTGGGTTCCGCTCGGATTGCCCATTAGCGCTTGAACGCCTTGGCGTGGTGGTGCGCGGGGCTCTTGCCCATCGACGGATACTTGCGCGCCACGGCCGCATCGACGCGGGCCTGCTCTGGCTTGCCGGAGGCGCGCGCCTTCGCGTCTGCGGCATGAGCGCGATCCTCCATCGGGTAGCGGCGCTGCGACGGGATCGCGAAGTCGCTCGCGGGCAGCGCGTTGCGCGCCTTGCTGGTGAGCTTGGCCATGGAAACCTCGCGCAGGCTTTGGTATGGTTCGGGAATGACGACCGAGACGATCAATGAGGGCGAGTTTGAGGCCGCAGCCCGAGCGCGGCGGGGCGCCGATGTCCCGCAAGACGCGCCGCTGACGCTGCTTGATCTCGCCTGCGAGTACCACGCGCGCGGGATGCGCAGGGCCGACGAGGTCCCCGCCTACCGTTTGGAGTCAGACCCGGCGCCGTTCCCGGCGCCGACCACGCCCGCGCATGAGGTGCCGGAAACACCTGCGGACCCGCGCTTTGCCCGGATCGATCGTGCCGTTGTGGCCGTCCGCGATGTGTATGCGCCCGGGCTCCCGCCGCCAGAACTACGTGACGCGCTGGCGAAGATTCTCGAGCATGTGCTGCTCACCAGCGACGTTCGGCGATGACCTAGTTCAGCGGCGGCGTGAAGTCGCCGTAACGCCGATCGTCCAGCGTCGGATTCACCAGCTCCTCGATGATCGTGTCGCGCCATTTCTTCACGTCGGCCATCGTCACCTTCGCCTTGCCGAGTTCGATCGTAAAGCGGACGTGCGCCACAACGATGTCGAAGCTCTGCTTCGCGTCGCGGTGCTTGGCGGCGGCCTCGGCGAGCGCCTTGCTGGCGATGCTCTCGGCCTTCGCGCGCGGCATGGGGAGTGGTCTCATGCGTGCGACTCCCCCGCGGCTGCGTGCCCTAGATGCTCTATGACCGACTGCGCGGATGCATCAATGAAGGAAGGCAGCACGCGCTCGCGCTCGGCCAGCGACATCCCAGTCAACCACGTTAAGCCCACCAGCACGTCAACACCGGGTAAGGCAATGAGGACATCGGGGACGCGCAGATACCTCATCTGCCGCTGAAACTCCGGCTTGAGCGTCTCGGTTTCGATTAGCGCGCGCGCCTGTTCGAGTGTCATCCTAGCTTCTTCCTCCAAGCGATGCCCACGGGTCGAACTCCTGCGCGGAGGCCCGGTGGACGCGCTCCTGTGACTCGCGCATTCCGCGGGGAAGGACGGGCGCCGCGAAGGTGAGCGCCAGCCCGTCGCCGTGGTCAGTGCTCGGCAGCCCGCGCTTGCGCATGACCTTCTTGCTCTCCAGGGAGCGCCGCGTTCCAGCGCTCGTGCTGCTCTCCAGCCCAATCGACGGCGCCGTGAGGTCGCGCCGCAACTCAGGCTGGTCCGGCAGGCAGCCGACGGTTCGGACCCACTCCGCCATCTGGCACCATATCTCCGTGCGCCGATTGTAGAACTGGTTGCTCTCCAGCGCCGTGGATCCGAAGTCGATTCCGATCACGATGTCGCCGCCAATCAGCGTCACGAGCCGACAGTACGGGCCCCATCCGACGCCGCCCTTATCGACGAAAATCTTTTGCGGCTCGCGCTTCTCTTTGATCGCCTCGTGGAACAGAAAGACGACCTGATCGGCCAGCGCGTCGGAAAGCTGGCCGCGCCATGTGTGCGGCCGAAAGGCAACCTGTCCCTGCCTCGCGTAGAGCACGCTCTCGTCGAGCCCCTCGGCCGCAACGTCGAGACCCCAGACGATCGCCTCCTGCTCGTAGATGGTGCGCGGGCAATCGCGCCGCATCGCTGCAGTCACATCCTCGGCGCCGAGCAGTTTGTTGCCGCCACGCGGCGGGAACTGGCCAAGGATGTTGACCATCACGACCGGATCGCCGCGACCACGCTGGGCGATCTGCCGGCGCGCCTCGTCGATGTCGATTCGGGTCGAGCGCTCGGGATCGTCGGGGTCGCCGGTGATCTCGATCAGCAGCCAGTGAGCGGCCTCCTCGGTCCAGATCCGGTACAGCGCGCCATCCGTCTCGGTCGCGTTCCCGACAGCAACCAGCAGCCCGTCGACGCCGGCAACGTTGAAGATCGCCAGCGCGGCATCGAATACGCCTTGTGGAATCGAGCCGCACTCGTCGATCAGGACCGTCACGCAATCCGCGTGAAGCCCGGCGAGCGTTTCGGCCTGCTTGCCCTTATCTGCGTCGTCTGGAAATGAGCGCGCCTGAAGCCACCATGTTTTCGGGTGATCCCGGCTCTCGATGACCTCGCCCTTGTGCTCGAAGAGCGCCATCATCAGCGGGCTGCGCCGCTGCCAGAGCGCCAGTTCCGGCCAGAGGTTCGCTCGGAGGTTCCCGCCGGTGATGCTCACTGCGGCGCCGCGATGGTGGCGGCAGACCGTGAGGCGCCACCACCCGATCCACGCCAGCACGGCAGTCTTGCCCGGCCCCTTGCACGCCTTGGCTGCGACTCGCGGATGCGCGCTGCCGTCGCAGGCGCCGTGCGGTTGATGCCGAGCGAGTCCGCGCAACATCTTCAACTGCCACGGATCCAGCACGAGCGGCTTGCCGGTGTCCGCCTCGTAGCCGGGGCCGAACACCTCGAGGACGAACGCAACCGGATCGCCACGCCAGCGCTTGATGCGCGCCTGTAGATCCTTCGCCTCCGCGCGCGACAGGCGCAGACCGGCGCTCACTTGTCGTCCGTCGCCTTGCGCGGCACGAGCGGCACGAGCTGTTCCAGCGTGCTCAGGCCCTCGACCTGCACCTGCTCCTTGAGCTTCCCGGCGAATTTGAGAAACAGATCCTGCGCCGCGCGCTTGTCGTGGATCTTGATCTTGCGCGTGACGCCGATCTGCGTGCGCTCGCCGCCCGCGCCCTCGAACAGCTCCTCAACCTCGATGCTCGCGATGGCTCGGCGCGCATCCTCGGGCATCCCGGCGAGAGGCAGCAGCGCACCGCCCTCGCCGAACAGCACGCCAATATCGACGGTGGCGAGGCGGTATGTCTCCTCGGCCACGGCGAGAAATCTGTCCTTCAGGGCGCGCTCGCGCTCGGCCTGCTCGGCGGCGATCAGCGCGCGGACCCCTGGGCGCCGCGACAACTCGTAGGCGGTCGTGGACGCGTGCCGCTTGCTGCCGGCACCGTAGCCGGCGGCTAGCGCGCACGGCAGCGGCTTGCCGGCGTTGGCCCCCCAGACGTACTCGGCCACGAACCGCTTGACGCGCGGCATTTCCTGCGGCGGGAGACGGCCGCGCGGAGGTGAGCGAGTCGCCATCGGCTACCTCCCGAGGTGCTGCGCGGCGCGGAACTCGGCCAGCACTTGACTGCGGAGCGGGCCTGGCGGCGGATCGGTCAGGGCGATCTGCACGCGGTCGGGTGGGCGCGGGAGTGCGCCGCGGCGGACGTAGACAGTGGCGGTACGTGTCATCGCTCGCGCTCTCGCGACTGCGCGGGCACGACTGCGAGCTGGCCCTCGATGTGACTGAGCCGCTGACCGATATCGTCCAAGCGCGACTCGATCCGGCCCAGTCGCGCCTGATCGGGAGCCGGCTCCGCGCCCTGCGCGCCGTGGCCGATCAACCCGAGGCCGAACAGCACCGCCAGCACACCGCCGAACCCGGCGATCAGCGCGGCTGCGTACCACGGGCGAGAGCCCTGCTTGCGCGGCGACGGCGACCAGCCGGGCAGAGTCGGCATCTCGGCCATGGGCACCCCGGAGGCTGTTGGAGCGGCGGCCTGCGAGCGAGCAGCGGCCAGCCTGCCTGATAGGTGCCAGAAACGGCCGGGGCGGGCAATTCACGCAATTCACGCAAGCGCGGGGTGGCTACCAAGCGACGCCGAGGGCTGGTAGGGTGCGCGCCCATGATGCTCGTGGAAACCGACGAGTTCGACGGGTTGACCGACATCCTGCTCGCCCGCGGTGCTGCGCTCCCCTGCCGCCGGGATCTGCCCGGCGGGGAATGGGAGATCCACGGGCCTGAACTGTGCGTCCGGCACGAGAGCGAATCGTATATGCACCTGCTCCGCTCGCGCGATGAGCGCGAT